AGATAACATAGTAATTGTACTGAAACCTTTGTGTCCAAAGTTATTCGCACCGTGAAAATGTTCTATAGTATGAGAACCTTCAATATACTTTAAAAAATACCAAGTATAGAGTTCAATGTTTTCTCCATACTTTTTTTGCATATCTCTCAACATGAAGTTAGTTTTTTTAGTGGGCCCAGTCCATTGCAAATCTTGGAACACAACTCCAGCAGATTGAGTTGACCTATATCCTAATTCCTTTTTTATTCCAAACACTTCATCTGGACTATCTTTAAGGATTGAAACATTAAATAATTCTTCTATATGAAATAGAGACATTTCATCAAACACATAATCTATTTCGTACATTATTCTTCTAGTTCTATAACTTCAGCCTCTGCACCACACATGGGACAGTATAAAGGTTCTTCATCATTATCTATAATGATATGAGTGTGAGACTCACATACGTGACAGATTATCTCATACTCTTTTTCTTCCAAAACTAACAACCCACATTTGCAACTAAATCATCTAGTTTGTCTTCAATTCTTTCGAGTTGTTGTGGTGTGTCCACATCTTCCCAACCCCATTCTCCTTCAAGACCATTGACCGAATATTCGGTGACTCTCTTCTCAAAGAAGTTATCATGTGATGCACCATTGAGTACCCAATCTAGCCAAGGGAGTGGATTGTCTTTTGCATTGAAGTTTGGTTTCATACCAAGTTGTAATAATCTTCGGTCTGCAATATGTCTGATATATTGTTTGACATCTTTCTTTTCTAGACCTTCTATCTTGTGTCCATTGTACGCAAGGTCAATAAACTTGTCTTCTAACTTGACTACATCTTTTGCAATCTGATAGATTTTAGATTTAAGTTCGTCATTAACAATACGTGTGTGTTCTGCACAAAACTCTCTAAACAGTTTTGCATTACCTTGTACATGTAAAGTCTCGTCACGAATAGACCATTCAACGATTGTACCCATACCTTTCATTTTACCAAATCTCTGGAAGTTTAATAACATCACAAAAGATGCAAAGACTGATAGTCCTTCGTTGAATACTGATTGTGCGAGTGATAGTGCAAGTCCTTGTTGTGTAGAGATATCTCCGTCTTTCATAAAGTCAATCTTATCGGACATCTCTTTATATTCTAGGAATGCGTGATAGTCTGAGTCTGGTAAACCAAGTGTGTCATTGAGTAATGCATATGCACGTTGGTGTACACCTTCTCGGTTTGCAAAGGAAGATAACATGTTTCGGACTTCGTTGTTTTTAAATTTAGGGATTAGGAGTTCGTGATAGTTTTCTCCTACTTGCACATCTGATTGTGTAAACAATCTTAGTACTTGGGTAATGAATAACTTTTCATCGTCTGTGAGTTTAGTTCTCCAGTCCTGAACATCTTCGGATAGTTCTGCTTCATCTTCTATCCAGTGTATCTCTTCGTGTTTTTTAGTTAATTCTACAGCCCAAGGGTATAGAAAAGGTTTGTATGTTTTTGAAAATTCTAATAGTGCCATTGTTATCCTTCACATGCTTTGCAGTCTTCCGACTCTTCGATTTCTGTTTTGTCAAATAGTTCCATAAGTTCTTCATAACCCCCAACATATTCACCTTGTAAATATATTTGTGGAACTGTCTTGACTCCTTTTCGACCCGTCACTTCTCTTGCAGTTTTACCAATCTCTTCAAGATTAATCTCGTCATATGGTATACCACGAAGTTTCAGTTCTTCTTTTGCAAGTTGACAGAAAGGACAATTCGGTTTGGTATATACGATTGTACTTGTATCACTTTGCAGTGCGACTCGTTCTACTTTCTCTGAAACATTCTCTGCACGAGACTTTGCTTCAGTTCGTAGATAGTAAAGACCTTTCAACCCGTGACTCCATGCACGTAGATGAACTTTATTTACATATGATTTATCTGCACCAGCGGGAAAGAAAAGATTAACAGATTGTCCTTGACATATATATTTCTGTCTATCTCCCGCATGTTGAACTATCCAGTTTTGGTCTAATTCGTCCGCAGTTTTATATATACTTTTCTCACCTTCTGTAAGGAACGATAAGTGTTGTATAGACCCCTTATTTGTGATTATAGAACTCCAAATACTATCGTTATTCATATCTTTAGACTCAAGTAGTTGTTCTAGGTATTTGTTCTTTACTAGAAAACTACCCGCACGAGTTCTATGAGTATATGCATTTGCTTTCAATGGTTCGATAGAAGGACTTGTTCCTAAAATAACACCACTCGATGCATTAGGAGCTATTGCAGTAAGGTGTGCGTTTCTTTTACCCGAACCTTTTCCGTCAGGATATTCTCCTCTTTCTTTTGCAAGTAATTCTGTTTCTGCATGTGCTTCATCGTGAATAAAACTAAACACTTGATGATTGATTTCTTTTGCGAGTTCAGACTCCCATGCAACACCATGTTTGTGTAGGAGAGAGTGAAATCCCATTGCACCAAGACCTAAACTTCTCTCACGCATTGCAGAGTACTTCGCACGAGAAATCGTGTCAGGTGCGTTCTGTATGAAGTACTCAAGGACATTGTCTAACATTCTTATCAAGTCTCTTACAATAGTAGTATCTTTCCACTCGTCATAGTATTCTAGATTTAAAGATGATAGACAACATACTGCAGTTCTTTCAGGACTTGTTGGTAAGTGTATCTCATTACATAGATTACTTCCGTGTATCTCAAGTCCTTTATCTTTAAGTGGTTGTGGTAGATATCTATTTGCAGTATCAATAAAGTTTAGATAAGGTTCTCCCGTTCTAAATCTTATCTCAAGTATTCTTTCCCATAGTTTTCTTGCACTGACAGTTTCTTTTACTGACTTGTCATTCGGGTCAATCAAATCAAAAGGTTTGTTTTCCATAACTGCAGTCATGAATTCATCAGTGATATTGATTGCGTTGTGAATGTTAAGTGCTTTACGTTGGACATCTCCAGTTGGTATACGTATGTTTAGAAACTCCATAATGTCTGGGTGGGAGATATCCATGTAGGCCGCATAAGAACCCTTACGTGTTTTACCTTGTCGGTATGCAATCATATCTGCATCAACAGTATGTAGAAAAGGTATAGGGCCTGGTGCGATATCAGATACCGTTCTGACATCTGACCAATGACCACCAACTCCACCACCCATGATAGATAACCAACGCAGTTCACTGGAGTGTTCTATAAGACCTTCTAGGGTGTCTGGAACGTACGTTAAGAAACAAGATATGGGCATACCCTTACTCTTCTTATTTTGTCCGTTAGGTGCGTTAGAAAGGACGGGAGACGCAAACATAAACCACTTCTTACTTACGTATTCGTAAAGTCTTTCTGCGAGTTCTTTATCTACTTTATTGTCGTACTTTGACCATGCCCAACTTGCACGTGCGAAACCTTCTTGGGGCGACTTCTCGTCTTTGGTCAAGTAGAAATCTTTTAACATTCCTACTGCATAGTCTTCTAATAGTTTATCTCTTTTTTTGTCAATGATTAAGTCCAAGTCTTCTCCTTGTGAAGTTAAAATGTGGACTATTATACTCTATTTAAATAGAGTTGTCAATGACTATTTTGAATATCGACTGCGGTTTTTATCTATCGCACGAGAACCAAACCAGAATGAGATAATGGCCGCAAAGATTGCTTTGGTATCTTCGTCCCATAGTATGTTAATCGCTTCTTGAAAGTCTGTCCCTGCTTGTAATGCACTATAGAGTAATGTTCCCTCTATAACTGCAAACAATAGGAAAAACGCATATGTTATAATAGGTCTGACTGACCTTGCTAATCCACTTATAAATCCCGTACCTTGTTGCAACACTATATCGTGTTGTATTAATCTCTCGTGTTCTTTATCTTTTGCTTGTGCTTGAAACAGTTCAAACTTTTGTTTCCCCATTTCTTTTTGAATTTTTGCTTGGTGTTCTAAGTTCTCTCTGTTAATTTGTGCTTGTACTTCTAACTTCTTAAGTTCGTACTTTTGGTCTTGTTTTTTCTTGAAACTGTCTAGTATGCCTGGGATTACTGAACCCCCAAATCCTAATAAACTACCTAATAAACTTAACATACTTTTCTCCGACTCACTTTATATATACTAATCTATTTCTTCACTTGGTAATGTCTCCAGTACTAACATACATTCTTTTATTTGTGGGTAAATGGATTGCAGAATATATATCAAGTCCTAAAACTTCTCCTACGGGTTTTGACTCTTCTTCAAGAATTCTTATCTGGTCATCTTTATTTGTTTCTTCAAAGATACATGACATACTCTCATGTTTCATTCTGTAGACGCCAGGTGATAGTTGTTTGTCGTCTAACATAAACCACTGAGTATCTTCTGCAAGAATGTCTAACATATCGATACCAGTTTCTTTGTGTATCTTTTGTATCTGTTTATCGTTTAGATTACCACTTTCTTTGATAAGATATAAAGCTGCACCATATCTTGCGATTGCAGATTTACCCGCAGGCACTTTTGCCATTAGTTTTTTTATGTTTACAACTAATCGAATGAATGATGTCCAGTGTGTTGCTAAATCAACTCTACCGTCCATAGAGAGTTTGAGTTCTGCTTTTCTTTTCTTATCTACTACACCTTCGTCATTAATTAAACCAATCTCATACGCACCCATTTTTTCAAATGGTGTGGTAAGTAATTTTAGAAAACGAATTGTGTATACAAAGTCCGCAGCTGATTTTAGAATTCCCATGTGTGTATTTATATATTTTTGATTTCTCTTAACTTCTCAACAACTTCCTTGTTCATTTCTATATTTGTATATTCGTCATTTTTAATAACATTTAGAAATAAAAGAAAAGGTTTTAATACATTCCAGTAATCTAATTCGAGTTTAAGTTCTAGGATATTAAGACCAGCCTCAATGTCAAAGACATTGAAGATTACAATAAGATGATTAAGGATAAGTCTTTCAGATAACTGACCACTATCACGATGACGATTAAGTAATCGTTTAATATATTTAAATCGTTTTAAGTCTTCAAGAAACTCTTCACTATCAATACACTTTGGATTGTAATAGTTCTGAGCCGCATAGAGTAATAAATTATCTTTCGTCAGTTTCATGATATACTAGTATGTATATCAATTCTAACTAAAAAGACTCTTTACTGTTTCTAATAATTTTGATTTAGACTTTCTTCTATCTAACTCGACACCTTTAGTTCTTGCAAGTGCTTCGAGTTCTAGTTTAGTCATATTTTCAACAGACTTATTTCCTACTGGAGCTTCGGTTAATACTTGGGCACCTTTTCTACTTGACTTACCGTGAAATAAATCTATTTCTTCTGTAGTAAATCCACCACTTACATATAGTTCACCCGTGTCTGGGTCTTCCCAACCGTTTGCAGTAGGTATTGCGTTTTCGCACCATGCGGGTGCAACTGGTTTATTTGCCATTTCTTATCTCCTTTTATTTGCTCTTGGGATAAATGCAGACTTAACTTCTTGTTCTTTGTCCTTTTCTCCCTTAATCATAGGTAAATCTTTAGGGTCTTTATCTTTGTATTGACCACCATTACCATTCTTACCATTACCATTCTTTCTTTTTGCCATTCTTTCTAGGAATGCTTTTGCATCTCTAGTTCTTGCATCGAAAGGATTTTTTGTTGGTTCTTTACTTGCGATAATGTTTCTCATTTCTGGAACAGTTTTACCTTTAAGAGCAGCGAGTGCCATGTCCATAAGACTTTTCTCTTTATCATCTTTTTTCTTCTTGTCACCGTGATAAGCTTCAGTCTTAACAGATTTTTTACCTTCTCCGTCTTTGACTTCTTTGTCTTTAACTGGTGCTTCTGTAGACTTGATGATATTCTTATCACCTTTTGCAGTTTGACCTTTAACATGTTTACCTTGTTTAGTGTCTTGTGCAGTCTTAGTAGTTTGTTTGATTGCGTCATCAACATCTACTGCAACTTCTTTTTTACCATGTGCGTCTACAAAGTCTTTCTCACCTTCTGGAGTATCAGTCTGGTCTCCATACTCTGCATCTGGTTCTTTACCGTCTTTTTCTTTCTTCTTCTTACCAACCGCATCAACAGCCATCAGTTCGTTTAAGAAAGTAGTAAACCTTTGTAAGTCTTCTCCGATTTTAGAAATCTCTGCTTTCTTTTCACCAGAATTACCAGAAGTTTTTTTCTTGTCTTTGTCCTTCTCTTTGTCTTTGACTTCTACATCGTCTCCGTCATCTTTAGGTTCTTCGACTTCTTGTTCTTCTTCTTCTTCACCATTATCCTTTTTAGGTGGCATTGGTTTTTTCTTCTTACCGTTTTTACCATTAGGTTCTGGTTCTGCACTATTGTCATCATCGTCATCATCATTGTCAATGTTAATGTCAACATCTTCATCTTTTATTTTTTCATCATCATGACCATTCTTTTTCTTTTGTGCATTTACTTTTTCTTTGTCACCATTGTGTTTTTCTGTTTGAAGAATTTGCATGTCCTCTGCGGGTACTTGTTCTTCAATACCATGTGCGAACTCAACATCATACCATGCAACATGTCCGTTTACATCTGGCATTGCGTGAGACTCATATACTGGTTTACCTAAACCAAACTCTGGGTGGTCAACGTAAGTTGCACAATCGTGGTCTTTAGAATGACACATCGCACGAATGTCATCTATAGATAAAGACTCTTTATATACTGATTGTACTTCATATTCTTTACCAGCAAATACAAATTTGTCATCACCATTGTCTTTTGCTTTCTTTGCGGCCATTCTAAAACCGTTTTGACTTTCTTTAGAAATTGCTTTAGATACTGCTTTTCTTCTTTTGTGGAGATATTCATCAGAAGAGTCTACATCACCGTCATTATCGATATCTTTATCTTTACGGTCTTTGAACTTCTTCTTAACAGCTTTAGGTTGAACTGCGTCTAACCCGTCTCCGTCATCTGACTTATCGTTCTTGTTAGTTTCATCAAGAACTTCTTCTTTTGGTTCGTACATACTTTTGTATGCTTCGATTATGTTTTTGTTTACGTCTGTCATTTTTATCCCCACAGCATATTTGCGATGACAGATGCGACTACAGTAGAACAAGCAACAATCACAATCCAGAATACTTTATGTATCACTGATACTGTTTGTGCGTTTGACTGCACTTGCGACTCAATCGCATCTAGTTTAATTCCGTGTTTATTCATACGGTCATGACCATTGACCAGTTGTGCTTCCATACTCGCAATCTTCTCTTCTACTCTCGCAAGTGAGACTATTGCATCGGATAGTTTATCGATTTTATCTTCTATTCTATCCAGTCGGGTAGTTTGTGTTTCCTTGACCATTAGTTCCCATATGAATAATTATACTTTTATTTATACAAATTAACTTCTCTGTGTACGAAAGATATATTTATTTTTATTATCTTTCATGTATTTTTCACATAATAACATGCATTCATCTAAAATACTGTAGTCTAATCCTAGATAATCGAATATTCTAATCAATTGTTCTTCTCTTTCTATATCATCTTCGGTATGTAATACTTTCATAGGGTCTACTTCCAGATAATCATATCCTTCTGGTATCAGGTCAATATACTCTTTTGTTAAGTCTATATTGAATTGTAAAGGGTTTTCCCAGAAATTATGAAAATTAGGTCTGTGTCTCCACAACATTTCTCCTATTTTAGAAAGTGCAAACTCTTTATCGTAAAAGAAAACCTCTCCCCACTTTCTTAAATTATCTTCTGGTGTGACACCATTATTATTAATAAATTGTGTATGGTTTTGATAAACTTTGTAATCATTTACTGTAAATACTTTTTGATAACATAAATCACGACAATATGTTGCACCTTTTTCTTCGGTGCAATTAAGTATTATTGTTTTAGAAACATTCCAATCTGTATATAATCCTTTTCTCCATTCTTCTGTTTGAGTGTTATATCCATAGCCATGGTCTACTCTAAGTGTCCATTTATCTGGAGAAGTGACCCATAACTTCTGGAAGAAATCTTTAGGACTATAGTTTGTAAGACATTCATCATCTATACCCCAACCCAAATAGTATTGTGATAAGTTATCAAACTGGTCTCTTTTAAATTCGTATTTTACTGCGTTGGGGTCGTTATCACAACCTTCGTGAAACTCAAACACCGAATGGTTTTGCATCATGGTAGCAAAGAACTCACCACCGTTTCCACCTACATAATGTATATTAAGTAATTTGTTTCTCAATTGTCTACTTTCGCAGAACCTCTCCATTGATAACATGACCAATATCTCGCTTTCCACTTAGGGCCAGGGTCATCACAATTGTGTCTTGCACGAAAGGATTTTCTTCTCTCTGGGTCGTCTCTTTTGATATCCATTTTGGGGTCACCAAATCTAACTACTACGACTTTACCCTTTTCATTCTTTACGTATACTTTAAATTTTTTATTGGGGTTTTCAGATGTACGGATAGGGTCATTGAGTTTGACTTTCTTTCCTTGATACTCTGACTCTGTGACAAGTAAGTCCGCA